TACTGCAACTGTATATCCATACGGCAACGCTTACTAATTAATCCCGGGGGTCTTCGGACCCCTTTTTAAAATTTAGGAGATTAGTTATGACAATGCAATATGACGTCAAGTCGTCCCATAGTAGTGGGTCTGGTTACTTAGTAAAAGGCCGCACGCGCCTTAAAAACCTAGTGTATCTTGGTACAGGTACAGCTGGTGGTATTGATATTTTTGATGCCCCTTCTGCCCCTGTTTCAGCTACGTATGGTCGTTCTGGTACAACTGTTACTGTTACATTGACTGGACACGGTTTAAGCACAGGAAACTATGTAGGTATTTCTTATTCAGCTGTAGGCGGCGTTTCCCCTGTTGCTGGTAACTATCCAGTTACTGTTGTTGATGCAAACACATTTACTATTACTGACTTAAACTCTGGAACTATTGCTACTAGTACTGCTTGTATAGTTGCAATTACAGGCCGTTGGATGTGTGGGTACAACACAGGTACAGCGGTTCAACCATTCCAAGTTTTGTATGCTGGTGAAGGTATTTTGGCGTTAAATGGTATTTACGCTGCAGTTACTAATATTAGCTTTCAAACAATTTTGTATGGCTAAGAAAAAAGGCCCTTCTCTAGCTGTCGGTAGAGGTGAGAAGCTTCCGGTTTCTCAAGGGGCCGGTCTTACTGCAAAAGGCAGAGCTAAATATAATAAGGCTACTGGGTCTAATTTAAAAGCCCCACAACCTGAAGGTGGTCCTCGCAAAAAGTCATTCTGCGCAAGAATGTCTGGTATGCCGGGTCCGATGAAAGATGAAAAAGGCAGACCTACGCGTAAGGCAGCTAGTTTAAAACGTTGGAATTGTGGCTCAAAATGACAAACATGAACCCAATCGAAACAGCTAGAGAATTGGCTACCCACGCTAACGACATTGAACACTTGCAGGCTGATATGGACAAACTCGTTAAAGACATGGAAGAAGTTAAAAAGTCCTTGGCTGATATTCAACGTTTACTGTCAGAAGATGCTGCTAGTAAGAAAACAATGCACACTGTAGTTAATGTAGTAGCTGTTTTATTTGGTGGATTAATTGTCGCTCTTTTTGAGAAGTTTGTTAAATAATGCCAAGCACATCTAAAAAACAGCACAACTTAATGATGGCTGTAGCGCACTCTCCTGCGTTTGCTAAAAAAGTTGGTATTAAGCAATCAGTTGGGCAAGATTTTGCTGCTGCTGACAAAGGTAAAAAGTTTGGTACAGGTGGAGATGTTAAATACACTCAAGGTGGTAACAAACAAGTAAACAAACAGCAGACTCGAGAAGGGTCTGTTTTTGGATACAAAAAAGAAGTACCAAATGTTAATATTAATAAATACGCAGGATTAAAGGGAGGCGGTATGGTTGAAAAAGAATCCAAAGCCGAAGAACGTAAAGAGATGTCTGAAGATAAAAAGCAAGACGTAGCTTTAATTAAAAAGGCTTTTAAGCAGCACGACAAGCAAGAGCATAAAGGCAGCAAAGGCACTACGCTCAAGCTTAAAAAAGGTGGCTCTGTAAAGGGCTGTGGTATTGCATCTAAAGGTTTAACAAAAGGAAAAATGGTATGAAAATGGATCACGCACCCCTCGAAGCTGGCGTAGAAAAAATTAAACACGAGACTTTAGCTAAGTCATTAAAAATGCACGCATCTGGTCACAAGCCACATGCAGAAGTTTTTGGTGAGCACGCTGCAGGTCATATGATTCACGACGACCACGTAGAAAAAATGTGTGGCGGCGGCATGGCTAAGGCTAAGAAGTAATGAAAGCTTCCCGTGGAATGGGCGCAACTAACCCTGCAAAAATTCCTAAGAATGCAGGCTCTGCTGTCCTATTAAAAAAGGGTGGCAAAGTTGGGCTGTATGCAAACATTCACGCGAAGCAAGAACGTATTAAAGCTGGCTCTGGTGAAAAGATGCGTCCTGTTGTAGCTAAGGGCGCGCCTACTAAAGAGGCTTTTATTAAATCAGCTAAAACTGCAAAGAAGAAATAATGGCTACTAAGAACTGGATTCAAAAAGCAATTAAGAAACCCGGCGCATTAAAGGCTGAATTAGGCGTTGCTAAAGACAAAAAGATTCCGTCAAGCAAACTAGCCGCAGCTGCAAAGAAACCGGGCAAGATCGGTAAGCGGGCTAGGCTTGCGGAAACCTTAAAGGGCTTGAAGAAATGAGATTAATCGACTGGATTCTAGGTTTGTTTGGTAAGAAGGAAGAAGAAGTTACTTTCGAAAAAGTTGAACTAGCTGTTGAGGCTTGGCCTTTCCCTGTACCGGCAAAAAAGAAACGCCCACAGGTAAAGAAAGCCACTACCCGTAAGGTTAAACCAGCGGCAAAAAAACCGGCAGCTAAAAAACCTGCTGTTAAGAAAACAACTAAAAAGGCGAAGTAATGACTACTGCCGGCGCATCAGCGTTTAATTTAGATTTATCAGACATTGTCGAAGAAGCGTTTGAGCGCTGCGGCAAAGAGCTGAGGTCTGGTTACGACTTGCGTACGGCGCGTCGTTCTTTAAATCTGTTGACTATTGAGTGGGCTAATCGTGGCATTAATATGTGGACGATTGAGCAGGGACAGATTACTTTGACCCAAGGCGTTAATACATACGACCTACCAATCGACACTATCGACCTTTTAGAACACCAGATTCGTACCAACGCTGGCAATCAAGCAACACAGACTGACATAACAATTAGCCGCATCAGCGTTTCAACATACGCCACAATCCCAAATAAACTGAGTCAGGGTCGTCCTATTCAAGTTTGGATTCAACGCATGTCTGGAGCAAAATACCCACCTCCCGGACCTAACGGTACCGACCCGGTTACAGGCATTGATGCGCCTAAGATTACAGTTTGGCCTACACCAGATGGTTCACAACAATATACGTTTGTTTACTGGCGTTTACGCCGCATCCAAGATGCTGGCAATGGCGTTAATACACAAGATATTCCGTTCCGATTCTTAAATGCTATGGTCGCCGGTTTGGCTTACTACCTGTCTATTAAGTTAGATGGCGTAGACCCAAATCGTAGTGTGATGCTTAAGGCGGATTACGAACAGCAGTTCCAGCTTGCTGCTGATGAAGATAGAGAAAAAGCCCCGGTTAGATTTGTTCCTCGCAGGATGTTCCTTGGAGGTGGCTGATGCCTAATAAATTTGCCTCTGGTAAGTATGCGATTGCCCAGTGCGACCGCTGTGATTTTAGATATAAGTTAACTGAGTTGCGCACGGAGATTATTAAAACCAAGCCATATCAGTTAAAAGTTTGTAATACCTGTTGGGACCCAGACCAGCCTCAGTTACAATTAGGCATGTACCCAATTAACGACCCACAGGCCGTTAGGGAACCTAGAAGGGACAACAGTTATGTTGCATCAGGTTTAGACGCTAATGGGTATCCTAGTGGTGGTAGCCGTGATATTCAGTGGGGTTGGGCTCCTGTAGGAATGAAGTATGATTTTGGGGAGACGCCAAACTATTTGGTGGCTAATGGGCAAGTAGGAACAGTAACAATTAATTAGGAGTAGGATATGACATTCAAAAGCGCAGCCGATGGAATTACAAGCAAAGGCAAAACAAAAGGCAAGAATCTGGGTGACTCAGGTTCTAACGTAGGTATTGAAGTAGGTAAAAAAGCTAGCAAAGGCACAGCAGGCGGTATTGACCAGAATAAAATGGAAGCCGTTGGACGTGGTTTAGCTAAAGTTTCAGCGAACGGAAAATAATCATGGTTGCTCAAGTTAAACCCACAAGCAAAAATAGCCCAGCTATTAAAGTCGGAAATAACAAAAACATTCTGCCTGCTGAAAAGTACGCTACTCCACATGATATGAGCGGAAACCCAGTTAAGGGTGGTTTGCCTACTGTGTCTGATCAAGACGGTACAAGCTGGTCTAATGAAATGAAAATTTCTGTAGGCAACGTTACCAAAGGTCCAGACCCTAAGACTAAAACTACCGGTATTGAGACTCGCGGTAATGGCGCTGCTACTAAAGGTCGCACTGCACGTGGCCCAATGGCCTAATAGGGAAAACCCTAATGAATTACACCCAACTGTACCAAGCAATAATTGACTACAGCGAGAACAGTGAACCGCTGTTTATAAACAATATCCCACGCTTTGTAATGGAAGCAGAAGATAGGGTTTATAACAGCGTTCAAATTCCTTCGCTTCGTAAAAACGTAATTGGTACTTTAACGGGTAGTAATAAGTATTTATCTTGCCCTAATGACTATTTGTCGACTTACTCTTTGGCTGTAATTGGTGCTGATGGCACATATACATACCTTTTAAACAAAGATGTTAACTTCATCCGTGAAGCATACCCAGACCAAACAGCTACTGGCTTGCCAAGATACTATGCTTTATTTGGTTCGCAGTACACCAATCCTAATGAACTAACTTTCATTCTCGGACCAACACCTGATATTAACTATCAGGCGGAACTGCACTATTTCTACTACCCTGTATCCATTGTTCAGGGCGCTATTTCGACTTTTGGTGTTTCTTCAACCCAAGGATTTAACGGTGGATCACAGTACACTAACGGCGTTTATTCTAACGTACCTTTAACTGGCGGAAGCGGTTCTGGGGCAACAGCAACTATCGTTGTTGCAGGTGGTTCTGTAACATCAGTGACTTTAACTAACCCCGGTAATTTTTATGCGGTTGGAAACTTACTTAGCGCAAGCACTTCATATCTTGGGGGCGGTACGGGCTTTGTGGTTCCTGTTACAACCGTTAATAACCCAACTGGTACAAGCTGGCTTGGCGATAATTATGACCCAATCTTGTTTTATGGCGCTATGCGTGAAGCCATTCTGTTTATGAAGGGCGAGCAAGATATGGTAAATTACTACGAAAAAATGTACCAAGAAGCCGTTGCCCAACTCAATCGTCTTGGAACTGGTCTGGAACGTGGCGACGCGTACCGTGATGGGCAAGCTAAAATTAAGGTTAATCCATGAGTATTGTTCAAGGGCAGTGCACAGTCTTCAAAACCAACCTGCTAAGCGGGTTGGAGAATTTTGCTGTCGGTTCTACATACACATACAAAATCGCCCTTTATACCGGCAGCGCCAATTTAAACAATTCAACAACGGCATACACAACTTCTAATGAGGTTATTGGGACTGGATATACCGCTGGAGGCAAAACCCTTACTGTAACTGTGTACCCAACAGGTGATACAAACTCTAATACGGCATATATCTCATTTGCCAACGTTGTTTGGAGCCCTGCTAGCTTTACGGCTAGGTGTGCATTAATCTATAATAGCACTACTGGTGCGGCTGTTTGCGTATTAGATTTCGGTTCAGATAAGACCAATACGCAAGCAGGAACATTTACAGTAACTTTCCCAACACCAACGGCGTCCAACGCCATTATTAGACTTAGCTAGGAGCAATTATGAGTGACGAAAAAATGGGCATGGGCGACTTCGTTGACGCAACAGTAACCCGCAATGCAGGTAGCGCAGAACAAGTTAACGTAGACGGCGTATATACAGCCGAATGCTACGACGCAGCTGGCAATTTAAAATGGTCAGATGTTATTGAGAACCTTACAACTAACGTAGGTCGCGCTTCATTGAACGATGCTTACTTAGGTAACACTGCGGCTGGTGCCGTTGTTATGGGTTTAAAAGGTACTGGTACTGCAGCTTACACAGACACACAAGCATCACATGCAGGTTGGTTGGAAGTTGGTGGTACTAATGCTCCAACATATTCTGGCACACGTAAGACTCCAGCTTTCTCATCTTCTACTTCAGCTAACCCAGCAGTTAAAACAACTTCTGCTGCTGTTGTGTTTACGATGACTGGTTCTGGTACTGTTGCTGGTGCATTTATTAACGTTGGCGGTTCAGCTACTATTGATAACACTACTGGTGTATTGTTCTCTGCAGGTGACTTTACTGCTGGTTCTAAGACTGTAACTTCTGGCGATACAATTAACGTTACATACACTCTAAGCGCTGCTGGCTAATAGTTGTTGTTTGTTGTACCCGTTAAAAATTAGATAGAGAGTTATATATGAGTTTAGTCCTACAGGATAGAGTAAGAGAAACCACAGCCGTAACGGGTACAGGTTCGGCTACGCTATTGGGCGCTGTTACTGGATACCAGCCGTTTTCAGTTGTTGGTAACACAAACATTTGCTACTACACTATTGCAGATCAATCTGGCCCAAACTGGGAAGTAGGTATTGGTACATACTCAACTACTGGTCCTACCCTTGCTCGTACAACTGTTTTAGCTTCTTCTAATTCTGGCGCATTAGTTAACTTTACTACTGGTACTAAAGATGTATTTTTAACTTACCCATCTGAAAAAGCTGTTTATTATGATGCAAACAATTATGTAGGTATTGGTACTGGCGCGCCAGTTGCCCCTCTTACTGTATATAACGCAACATCTGCAATCTTATCTGTTGATGGTGATGCTGGCGCAAACATGAGGGTAACAAGATACGGGAATGACGCAAATAATTCATTTGTATCAATCAGAAAAGCAAGAGGAACATTTGCATCTCCTACTGCTGTTGCATCTGG